GACTTGGTGCCCTTGAACGAGAACAGCGGCGACCACCGGCGGAGCGTGAAGCCGGCGTCGAACCACACGAAACGGTGCTCGTACGCTCGCCGTCCGTCCTCGAGGTGTGCCACTTCGTGAACAATCGCCAGCCAGCCGCCGCGGACCGGCACAAGCTGCCCGCCGCCCCGGAAGCCCCTGGCGAGGTGCGGAGCCGCGCCGCGGCCGGCCACCTCGTAGACGCCCGGCATGTCGGCGTCGGCCGCCACGGTGACTGTCTGGCCGCCGTGGTTGGCGGCGTAGAGCCAGCCGTCCTGGCCGTCTATCGGCATCCAGTTCTTTTCGTGGACGCCGAGCCCTTCCCATTCCAGCACCCGGAGCCCGTGTAGCCGGGCTTCGCCAACGTCGAGGTCAGCCACGCCGATCCGGCACTGCCCTGCCCACGGTGCCGCATCGCGGACCGTCGCGGAGACGCCGACGCCGCGGGGCGTCCGACGTAGCCGGCAGTCTTCCAGGCCGTGAACCGGGTAGCCGTTGGGCTCGTAGGCGGGCGGGACGATGATCTTCGCGTCGTAGGCGTTCCCGTCGCGGTCGATCCGGCAGAGGATGTTCTCGGTGCGGATCGCCCCGGCGTCTTCCGGTGGGATCACATACCGGCCGGCGGCGTCGATCCGGTAGTTGCTCGACCGCACGATCGCCAGAAGGCCGGTGCCGTCGGGGATGATCGTCGGATTGAATGTCGTCCAGCCGGCGTGTGCCGGCTCGACTTCGATCCGCCGGAACCTGTGGAACGCCAGCTCGGCGAGAAGCGGCGTGTACCACGTGCGATTCGCCCGAGCCTGCCGCTCGAGGTCGTCCGGCAGCGGCATGTTGAGAAGCCGGTCGCTTACTCGTCGTCCCGTCTCGATCTCGCCGCAGTAGAAGGCGTGAATCGCCAAGGCGTGTAGGTGTTCGTGCATATCGTCCTCCTCGGCTGGCAATCGTGCCGGGAGGGGCGGGGGCGGCGGAGGGGGTGCGTCAGCGCCACGTTCCGGCGTCGTTCACGAACGGAACGCCGAGCCGCCAGCCGGAGCCCGTGTTGACGTAGGCGTCCCCGTTTCGCCACGTGCCGGCGTCGTTCACGAAAAGTTTCTTTGGCAACCCCGCCGCACGATCCGGCAGCGGCGACAGGCCGATCCCGCGACGGCTGGCGAGGAGGCGGATTTCAGCTGGGTTGAGGGCGCGGCTGTATAGGCGGATATCATCGCAAAACGCGTTAAGGTTTTTGTCTGTAGCACTAGCAGCCACATCTTTTCCGATACGCATTTCGACAGTTGATTGTGTAATCGAACCGGATGCGGCGGTCGAACCTCCTGATATTCCATTAACAAAAATGGTGATGGTTGCGCCGTTGTATGTTGCTGCTAGATGAGTCCATTGCAACAGAGTGACAGCAGACGATCCGGTCGTCACTCCTGCGTTCACGCCTCCAAGAAAAAAACGAAACCCTTGTCCGACTCCGATATTGAGCGTAAAAGCGTCGGTAGCGTCAAAAGCCGCGTTATTTCCCCACCGGCTGAAAATCCCGGCGAGATTGCCACCCGTTGGTTGCGACTTCAGGTAGACCCACGCGGACACGGAAATACTTGATGCAGGCACAAAACCCGCGAGCACAGCATGGTCGTTTGTGCCGTCAAGGTTAAGCGCCACACCGCTTCCTCTCGCCTGCCAGTTGTCCTGGCCAGCCATGTTGACGAGCGTGCCGTGATTATTCCGCCCGCTCCTGTCGATCAACGACAGACCGCTGGCACCGAGCGACGGCACCCAACAGCCGACGAGGCCCTGGCGAAGTGATGGGTATTCGTGGCGTGACATCAGTTGATGGTTTGGAAAACGGGCTGGAGCCGAATCTGATGATTCCCGGCGGTGCTGTTGAGGTTCACGCCGGTCGAGTGCGTGATGAACAACACGACCTTCGGCGGAAGAGTGCCGCCAAACGCCGCAGCGAGAGAGACCGGCCCGAAATGGTAGGTACGGTCGCTGGTGTTGGCCGTCGCCATCGCGGCGACAAACCGACAAATACTCGCCTTGATGTCGGCGCTCGTGATCGTCTCACTCGACTCAGACCCGTCCATCACGTCCGGCCAGTTCGTGCCGTCCCAAGACCCTACCGCCCACACTTCGATTGAGCGTGCAGCCGTTGGCGAGGTGCCCGCGGTGATCTTGCCGCTGACGAGGTAGTCGAGGAACAGGTTGGCGGAATTGTCGATCACCGCCGACTCGCGGCCCGTCAGGAGGTTCGTGTCAGTGGCCATCGACGCGAGCGTGATCGTGAGATCGGATGCGGTGCCGTATGCCAACTTTAAATCAGCCATTGGTCATTCTCCGAGCGTTGACGACGAGGCCGACACCGACTTCCGGCAGTCCGACAGATTCCGTCCACGGGATCAAGTGATCCGCCAGCGCGGACAGCGCGTCAGCCTGGGCCTGCGAGCAGATGCCAGCCTGAACGAGCGCGGTCCGCATGCCGACGACCGCGGCCCGGTCCATGTCCACGGATTGGATCGTGCCCGACTGGTCGTCGATCCACGCGAGGACGGTAATGGCAAGAGCCCTGACCGCAGGCGTGGTGGACTCCCGAGCCTCGACGAGCGCGGGCCAGTATCCGCCCTCGATTGCCGTCTGCCGGACTTGCCAAGTCGGCACCGGGCGACGGACGGACACACGGAGCCCGTTGACGGCGTCGGCCAGGAGCTGGTCGGAAATCCCGGCGTATTGCGGCTCGCGGATCTTTGCGGCGAGAGCGGTCAAGTTCATCGCAATCCTCACGAGTGCCGGAGGTACAGATCACCCGCATTGCCGCCCGTGGGGTAGGCCGTGCCGTACGAAAAGACGATGCCCGTGGGGCCGGTCGCGCCGGTGGCCCCGGCCGCGCCGTTGCTGCCGGCGGCACCGTTGCTGCCGGCGGCACCGGGACTTCCGGTCGGGCCGGTCGGGCCATCGGCCCCGGCGCTGCCGTTGCTGCCCGCGGCCCCCGCCGCGCCCGTCGGCCCCGTGGCCCCGGCACTTCCGTTGCTTCCTGCCGCACCGTTGCTGCCGGCCACGCCCGTCGGCCCGGTCACCGTAGACGCGGCACCCGCGGCCCCGGTTGCACCCGTGGGTCCGGTGGCCCCGCCGTTGTCCTCGAGGAACGTCAGGAGCTGCGAAAGCGTCGCGGCTCGCGTGCCGACCGTTCCCGTCGGGCCGGACGGCCGCGACAGAATCAGAAAGTCCGAGCCGGTAACGCCGGTCGCCGCGGGCAACTGATCGACTCTTTTGAAGAGCGGCATGTGTCAGCCTTGAGCGGTGAGCGGCACGACGATCTCTTCGCCCTGGTCGGTGATGATGTACGTCTGATCGCGGTCCGACCGCTTCGTGTGGACGCGGACCAAATACTGAAACGCATCCCCGTAGTGGAACAGCGGCACGCCTCGAGGTGCAGCGACTTCGTAGAACACCGAGACGCCGCCGATGTCCTCGACGATCAGATCACCCCGCAGCGGCTCGCCGTACGGAAGGTCGGCCGTCTTGACGATGTAATCGCGGCTTTCCCACTGCTCGGTAACACCGTTCTGCCCCGACGACTCGAACATGCTCTTGCCGATCGTGGCGACGAACTGCGAAGAGTTCGCGCCGCGCTTGTATGCCACGGTGAGCGAGGCCGACGCAGCGAACTGGTCGGCGAGCCACGCGGCACCGTCGGAAAGCATGTCGGCCACGGGTAACCTCCAAGACACAAGACCGCCGGCGGTGCCCGAGGAGAGGCGACCGCCGGCGGCTTGCGGGATGAATCAGCGTCAGGCAGGGCCAGTGGCGTTCAGATCGAACATCGAACCGCCGTTGAGTTCGACATCGACGGTGGTGTCGCCGGCCGCGGCATCGACAGCCACGACGCCGGCGATGCCGGTCGTGGTCGCGGAGCCGGTCACCTTCAAATTGGAGTGAAGGTAGGCCACGGCACCGGCAGTCAGAGCACCGCCGGTCACCTTTTCGAACGTGAAGACGCCCTTCGTGGTAAGCGCGCCCTTGGTGCTAGCCGCGATCGGCCGGCAGACGACGCCGACGACCTTGCCGAGAATGACGACATCGCCGACCGCCTTCGCGGTGCTCGGCGTGTAATCCCAGACACCCGATTCGCTCTTGAGAGTCGCCATAATTCTGAACCTCTACTGTGAATGATTTGGTTGAGCGTCACCCCGGCGGGTCTAGACATTCCAGACCCGCCGGGCACGGATTACGCTGGCTCGGATCAGGCAGTCGCCATCCGGTAGCAAGCGCGGCTTTCAGCCTTGCTGACACCGAAGTCGAAGTAGCCGCGAACCTGGATGCCGAGCGTGTCGAAGTCGGCCTCCGCCTGTTCGACGGTCGGCTGACGCTGACCGTTCAGGAAGCCCACTTCCATCGTCGGGAGATCCGCCGGGTCGGCCGCCAGCCACCACGTCGAAGACGAGGAGAGGTAGGCCGAATCGACGATCGTGAACTTCCCGGCGAGCACGTTCGCCTGGGGCTCGAGCACCTTGGACGAAGTCGAGCCGAGCGACGACGCGAGGAGCGTGTTGCCCGTCTGGATCTTGTCCGCAGTGATCCGCAGCCCCACCGGCACGAGGAGGATCTTCGGCGTGATGCCGAGAGGAGCCGAGTCCGGATCGGTGAGCGACCGATAGGCACCGTAAGCCGTCTCGACCGCGCCGATCGCCAGGGCGTTGCCGGCACCGGCCGTCGCACCCTGGAAGTAGGTCGAGTTGGAAGCCTCGAACGCCGCCCAGAAGACCTGATTGAACTTCAACGCCGCACCGCGACCGAGCCGGCGGGGAACCGCCGTCAGAGCCCCGAGGTCGTCGTTGATGATGTCCGTCCGGGTGATGGACGACATCCGGCCGTAGGTCTTCGCCTGGAGCGTGCGGGCAGCGTCGCCGGCATCGGCCGACTTGAGCTTCCCGTCGCCGCCCACTTCGTCGAACACGAACCCGCCGTCGAGGCGAACCCCGGTGGCGGCCTTGAGGTCGTTGAGCGGCCGAATCAGGCTGATCTGATCCCACACCGACTCGACAGCCTCGAACCCGGTGAGCAGGTACTTGCCGTATGTCGCGGCGAGGATGTTGGAGATGTTGTGGGTGGCGAAAGCCGCCCGCAGCACCACCGCGATGTTCGACGCCGTGACCTTGAACGCTCCGTCGTAGCCGCCCTTGCGAGCCGCGCTGATGAGCACGTCCTGAAGGCCGATCGTCCGCGACCGCGCGTGAGCGGCCTCGATCATCGGAGAATCGCCGTACTGCTGCTCGACCTGCTTGCCGAGCCCGCCCACCATCGCCATCGCGGCGATCGTGACCTTGTCGTCGTCGAGAGCCGGCTTGCTGGCATGGATGGCCACACCGCGGCCGGCACGGAGCCCGTCGAGAAGTTCAGCTTTCACAGCCTTGGTGACCTCCTCCTTGATCTCAGCCACGGCCGCCGCACGGATCGCGGCGACATCGACCTTCGGCGCGGCGCTCGCCACGTCGCTCGGCCCGGTGGGCATCGGCCCGCCGTGCTCTTCGCTCTGGACCGGCCCCGTCGGCATCGCGTCGGCGGCCTTCGTCTCATCGGACATAGGAGACTCCCCCGCTTTCGCGGTGATGGTGACGGCCGTCGCTGCGTCGGCCCCGAGGGTTACAAACGAACACTCCCGCAACGTGGAGCGCTTTACGATTCGGACAGGCCCATCGAAGGACTGCCCGTTGACTTGTGCGGTGTCGCCGGCGGCCACGAGGTATTCCTCGTCAACGTCTGCGCCGACGCTGGCCTGCCACTGGTAGCCGTCGTCACCAAGCTGGACGACCTGCGCGGCTCTTTCGTTCTTCGACAGGATCGAGCCGTCGATAAGGAGCTGCTGGCTGCCAACGGAGCCAGACCCTTGCCCGAGGACCGACTCAAGGGCGTAGTCGTGGCCGAAAACGATCGGGATCACCGACGGCACACTCATGCCGGCGAGATCGATCACGACCGGCTCGCGGCTCCACGACTGGCGGATCACGCCGCCGCTGTAGCCGAGCATCGAGAACTTGGGAATCCGGGGCGTGGTGAGCCCTTCGCCCTGGTCGTCGGCGCGGACAAACTTGACGCTGGCTTGGAGCGAGAGGTTGCTCATGCGTTCCCTCCTTGCGTTGGATCGGGGACCACGAGCTGCGACGGACGCTCACCGAGCGTGAGATTCAGTTCGGCCATGAGCGCCCGTTCGGCGGCGATCTGCCGAAGCTGCACGTCCCATTGCTTGCCCTGCTTGGCGTACTCGTCTGCCAGCGAGGTCGTGAGCGACGCCAACCTTGTCTCGGCGGCGTTCGCCTCTTTGTTCGGGTCGATACCCTCGCGGCCGTCCCACACCCACGACCAATTCCAAAGGCTGGCCGCCGGAAGGTTGTTAGGGATCAAGCCGGGGACCCGGAAGATTCGGTCGAGCCATCCCCGCTCGAGTTCGTCGCGGTCAACGCGGACGTTCTGATCGTGCAACTGACCGTCGAGGCGGGCGGACGAGTAGTTGTAGGACGAGGCGTCGAAGGCGGCCTTGTGATACGGCAAGTTGACGCCGCGGGCGATCTCGCCGAGCAGCGTTCGCGTGAAGGCTTGGTGCGTGTTGGTCGGCTGTTCGGCCTTGAGCTGCGAGATATCCCAACCCTCGGGAAGCGTGGTGAGCGTGCCCTTCTCAATCTCGATCGCCGCGAACGGATCGACTTCGTCCACCTGGGCGGCGGGCGAGTTGGAGTGGACGAACGCTGCGAGGTCGGCAGCGATCTCAGCGGCGCGGATGACCGCTTCGGTGTACCGCCGCATGTTCGCGGTCAGCCGCAGGCAACACGCCAACTCCGAGATGCCGCGGTGCTGGCCCGGCCGGGTGGCCCGGAACCAATGCAGCATCTCTTCCGCCGGCACGCGGTCGTACTCGTTGATGCCGATGAGGTAGTTGCTGCCAGGGTGGCCCCGCAGAACGTGGTAGGCGATGACGTTGCCGTCGGCGTCCAGTTCGATGCCGTCCACGAGCGACCCGTCGGGGGCGACGGTCTGCACGTAGTCGAAGGCCGGCGAGTTGACTTGATCCGCCTCCACCAGCCGGATGTCGAGCTGCACGGACCGCGGGTCACGCCGGCGGTTCGTGAACATCCAGCCGAACGACTCGCCGTCGCACGTCTTCGCCTCGGTGGCGATGCGGAGCTTGTCCGCCAGGCGGATAGACCACGACCAATCAAACCACGCCCGACCGATAGAGCGATCCGCATCGGGGTAGCCGGTGTCGAGCAACACCCGCGGCCCGGTGCCGATGAGGTCGTTACTCTTCGTGACGCAGATGCCGTGGATGTAGGAGTTATTTGCCCGCTCGTACCGGGCACGATTGCGGATGATTCGCCGCACTTCGGGCGAGAGAGCAGCGTTCGCCGACAGGGCGTCAGCGTTGGCCCAATGCCGGCTATCGTCGCTCGTCTGCGCGGCGTCGAACCGAGCGCGGACGGTTTGCTTGACAACCGTCACCTGCCGGGGCGCACGGGGAGCCGGTGCCTTGCGGCTCGCTCGCGCCTTCGGTGAGGTGCGCTTCGCCATTCAAGTCGTCCCCGGAGGAATCAACTTGTTGAACCGGAGCCCGCGGTGAGCGTTGCCGGCAGCCGTGGCGTTCCGACCGGCGAGGTACTTGTCGGCCTCGATCATGTCGGGGATCGACTGCGCCGTGACTTCGCCCGCGTCGGTGCGGACAGACGCCGGCCCCTGGGCCACCGTGTCGATCTTGCTGGCAAGTTCGTCGCTCATGCCGTTCACAATGCGTGACGGGCGCGAGAACTCGGAGGGGGTGTGGCTACGCCTTGTGGCGTCGCGTGACGATCACCCGCTTGCCGTCAGGGCCGGCGGGGATGCTGACTCGCTTCCGCTTGCGAGTGCCTGTCTCGCTCGACGCCACCTCGAGGCCGGTGATCGACGCAGCAACGGCGCACCCGACGAGACAATCCCACCAATGGTTTTCCTGCCCAGGCGGGAGCTTCCATTCGTCAACGATCCGGCCGCGGGCTTCCTTCCGCTGCGGAAACTCCGAGACGAGGTGCTCAATCAGCATCTCGTGCGAGCCGGCGTGGAACATGATTGCTTCCGGGTCGCCCTGACCGAGCCTAAGCCGGGCCGAGACGAAAGTCTTCCACCAGTTCGTGTCGTATTGCGACTCGATCTGGACGCCGCTCGCGGTCTTGCCGACCACCCAATTCAAGCCGGCACGGTCGCCACGATTGCGCCTGACGCCCATCGGGGCACTCGTTGCCCCAACACCCCGGCCGCGGCTCGGCAGGATCGTAGAACGAAACAGGGACGACCGGCAGAACTTTCGGACGGTGTCTGTGGATGTCCCCCAGTTGGAATCGATCATGGTCTGAGCGATTTGCATCGGCACCCCGTCTTCCCGCAGCCATTCGCGGGAGAGGAGCATCTTCGTTGCTTCCTCAAGGCCGGCATACAACGCGGCCTCGAATGACGCCCCCGGCTTGGCGAGAGCCAGTGTCTTTTTTGCCGACTGTGCCTCGTAGTACGACACGCCCTGGTCGGGGTAGGAGCCGTAGGCAATCACCTGACCGCCGAAAGATTCAGACCACGAGCAGACCATCCAGTAGAGGAGATTCTTTTGAACGTCGATGAACGCCGTCAGCTTCGTGTGTCCGTGCGGAACGACGGCGCGGCCTATCGTTGTCGAGCGGTCGGCGAGCTGCCGGCGGTCGAGCTTGTCCGTCGTCATGTCATCCGTCAGCGGCTCGTTCTGGTACTCGGCATTGAAAGCCGATTCCCCTCGGTCGATCCGCAGATTCCAGGCGTGTTGGATCGCGGATAGATCGCCGGGAGCCTTCCGCTCGGGCCACGCCACCCGGCTGCCTACATCCATCGCCGCCTGGTGGTCGCGGTAAAAGTCGTCGGCCTCCGACGTGCCGGAGCCGCTTCGCTGCCCTTCTCTCCGCAGTTCGGCGTATTGGCTCCAGAGATCCTCGTTGTCGGGCCACTCGTAGACCAACTTCGTCCGTTCGCCCTGCCACTTCGGATTCCGCTGGCGATCGAGAAGCCGGTCGGCGAGATCGTCGGCACGGATCACCGTGACAGTGCAAAGCCCGGCCATGTCAACGCCTGGGCCGCAGAGGCCGAGAACGGCACCGTCAAGGGTGCGTTCACGCTTTGACACCTGCGACGGGCTGTCCGCGGATTCGTCGGTCTGCGGATCGTCCACGAGCACAAGGTCGGGGCGGATGGTCTTGCCGTCGGGGCGGGTGTGCGTGAGGCCGCGAATCCGGCCGGTGATGCCGGCGACGCGAACGGCCGCGCCGGATGATGGTGAGCCGGGAAGAGCCGCGAACGTGATCTGATCCGCGGTCCATTCAATCTTGGTCGGCACCCCTTCGCTCGTCTGACCGCGGGCACGGGCGTTGATCCCCTCGAGGGCGCGAACCGGGTAGACCGTGTGCGGGAAGTCGTCGGCCAGCAGGTTGTTCTGCTCAAGGTGGCTTTTGATGCTGTCGAGCATTTGCTCTGCAATCGACTGGTCAGACCCGACGAGGACGATGAACTGCCGATGTCCGAAGACGATTGCCCAGAGGCAGGCCGCGGTACAGAGGGTCGTCTTGCCGGACCCGCGCGGCATGGCAAATGCGAACAGCTCGCCGCGAAGGACAGCCGCCTCAATCTTGGAAATGGCGCGGAGATGGTCAGGCGACCACGCCAGCGGGAACGATTCTGGAAGGTAGGTTTCGCAGAACAGCCGGAAGTCGAGCCGGCAGGAATCCC